AACAGCGGCTTGATGATGCGACTTATCGCTGGATTTGGGAGGGGGACTACTTAGAATCCTCTGATGCTCAAATCTTTAGAGATAAATACCAAGAATTAGAATTTAAGCCTAACCCTGATTTTAACGGTCCTTATTACGGGCTGGACTTTGGTTTTGCCAATGACCCAACAGCCTGTGTGAAATGTTGGGTGTTCGATGATGACTTATATATCGAGCGTGAAGCAGGGAAAGTAAGACTAGAGCTCGATGAGACCGCTGCTTATTTAGCAAATGCTTTGCCTGATTTGAGTAATTATACTGTTAGAGCAGATTCTGCTCGCCCAGAATCCATCAGTTATTTAAAACGACATGGATTGCCTTATATTCAACCTGTTCCAAAGTGGAAAGGCTCAGTCGAAGATGGGGTTGAGCATATAAAATCTTATCGTAAAGTATATATTCATCCAAGTTGTACAGAGGTATTGAAAGAATTTCGCCTTTATAGTTACAAAACGGACAGATTAAGTGGTGATGTACTGCCTATCATTATTGACGCTCATAACCACTATATTGATGCCATTCGTTATGCCTTAAATCCTCTTATTCAGGCAAGAGGCGAGGCGAAGCAATGTGCATTAAAGGTTTATTAAAATGAGGTAACAATGCCTAACTCCATCTCAGCCGATTTTGCGGCATTAAAAGCAAAAACAAAAATCATCGATGATTTACTCGGTGGCACACAAAAAATGCGACAAGCGGGTCAAACCTACCTCTATAAAATGAAAATGGAAGAGGAAGATGGATATAAAAACCGATTAAATCGTTCTACGCTTTATCCGGCATTGAGGGAAACGCTTTCGCAGATGTTGGGGAGAGTGTTTTTTAATCCGATCAACGTAGAGGATGTGCATAAACAAATCGAACCATTGTTTGATGATATTGATTTAGAGGGTAACAATCTTGATGTATTCGCTTCTCGTTGGTTTTATGCTGCATTGGCTTATGGCGTATCTTATTGCTTGGTGGATTTTGTGAGGGTAGAGAATGCCCGCAGTCTTGCAGAAGAAAAAGCTCAAAATGCACGTCCGTATTTGGTGCATATTAAGCCGCAACAAGTGCTGGGCTTTAAAACAGCCAAAATCAACGGTAAAACTGCTTTTACCCAATTTCGTTATAAAGAGACAGTTACAGAAGATGATGGCGAGTTTGCTTCTAAACAGGTGAACTACATTTATGTTTATGAAATCGGACGTGTCCGAAAATATAAGAACGATGAGGGTGGCTTATCACTGGTTGCTGATATGCAAATCAAAGCTCAAAATACACCGCTTGCATTTGTGCCTATTGTTCCATTTATCACTAAACCGATTGATGTTTGGGGAATGGGTGAGCCGCCTTTAATGGAGCTGGCTTATTTAAATATTAAGCACTGGCAAAGTCAGTCAGATCAAGACAATATTTTGAATATTGCTCGTGTACCGCTATTAGCTATTTTCTCTGATACTCAAATAAAATCCCTTGAAATCGGCTCAAGTGCAATATCTCTGCCGAAAGACAGTACAATGCAGTTTATTGAGCATTCAGGTTCGTCTATTAATGCCGGTTTAACCAGTCTGAAAGAACTAGAAGACCAAATGAAAACTGCCGGTGCGAAACTGCTAACTAAAACAGCATTAGCAATGACGGATAGTCAGGCTAAAGATGAAGCAGGTAAAGAGATCTCACAGCTTAGACATTATGCTAACAAATTTGAAGATGCTCTCGATTTGGCTTTTGAGTACATTGGGCATTGGCTAGGTATCGGCGTTGATGAAGTTGGGACTTCGCAAATTTCAGGCAATATCGACAATGATTTAGATCCAAATGCGTCAATGGCAACCATTATTCAGCTACGCAATGCCGGTGTCATTTCAAATCACTCTACGTTTGAAGAAGCTAAAAGACGAGGTTTATTGTCAGATAGTGCAAAATGGGAAGACGAACAAGCAAGGTTACAAGCGGAAGGTTTAAGCGATGACTTTACAAATCCATTCAATTCGAACCAAAGTGAAAACGCCGCTAGCTAAACGGATCGCTCACGCATTAACAGATCGTAAAATATTGCAGTTCCGTTTTGATGCTCATTTACGAAATCAAGTTTGGCAACGACTCACAAAAACGCAAAAGGCATTATTAAACCGAATTAATGCAGCCGGGATAGATGCCTTACCGAAAAGAGAGTTGGATAAACTGCTCAAAGAACTCAAAGCAGAAATTGCAAAAAATTACCAAGAAACGACCGCTTACATTCAGCCTGAATTAAGCGGTTTTTTTGCGGTTGAAAAACAGGCACTGACTGAGCTTTACAATGATGAAATCGGCTATGATTTTTTCAATCAAGTGCCGTCATATCAACGTAAAGCTACGCAACAAGCGACTATTATTGCCGGAATGCCGCTTGAAAGTTGGTTTGAAAAGCAAGGATCAGAGCTTTCGTTTAAATTTGAAAGCACCATTCGGCAAGGCTTGTTAGAGGGTAGGCAAACGCCTGAGATTGCCAAAGCTACGGCTGAATTATTTGGTATATCCAGACGGCACGCTGATACACTTGTCATTACTGCTGTGGCAAAAGTGGCGGACGATGCTCACAAGGCATTGCGAGATGAAAATCTTGATTTAATTAAGGGTGAGATGCACTTATCAACGCTCGATACCCGCACCAGTACTGTTTGTCAAGTGCGAGACGGTAAGATGTGGGACACTGATTACAAGCCTATCGGACACAGTTTGCCGTATCAACGCCCACCACTTCACCCTCGCTGTCGTTCGATTCTGCAACTGGTGATGAAAGACTGGAAAGAGTTAGGCTTTGATGATGTGAAAGAAATGCCGAAAAGCACTAGGGCGAGTGCAGACGGGCAAGTGTCGGAGAAGACAAACTATGAAGAGTGGCTCAGTAGCAAAACACCGGAAGAGCAAGATAAAGCGCTAGGCAAAGGCAAGGCGGATTTGTGGCGGCGGGGAGTGATAACGTTTAGCGATATGTTAGATCAAAGTGCTAGACCATTGACACTAAAAGAGCTATATTCATTAAAAAATAGTTCTTCGGTAGATAAAATGGATAGTGTGGAACTTGTCCGTAAAAAGGCTGTTGCAGTTGAGCCTATGATTACTCGTGATGTAGTATCAATTATTACAGCATCTGGGGGCGAGCCTGCCGGCTTAGATTTTCGCTTGAAATCACTATCATCTTTGCAGCGAAAAATTGATACGGAAATAATGGCCGGAGTGTCAAAAGAGCAAGCGATAGCAAGTATTCGAGATGTTATTCGCTACACTGCAATCTTAGATGAACAGCGTTTTGTTGAGCAATACCAAAAAATGCAAAAAGACTTGGAGAAACAAGGTTATTCTACGATCATTGTTAAAAACACTTGGAAATCAAATAATGCTTATAAGGGCATTAATACGTTTGTGAGCACTTTTATTGAAAAGAATAATATAATTTTTGAATTGCAATATCATACAAAACAAAGTTTTGAGTTGAAAAACGGTAAATTGCACGAGCTCTATGAAAAATTCAGAGATCTGAATATACCTCTTGCAAAAAAATCAGAAATTTTACTTGAAATGCAGAAGTTAAGTGCTAATCTAAAAGAGCCAAAGAACATTGATTTAATCAAGGAGAAAAAATAATGTATCAGTATTATTTAGCTCAAGTTGGCAATGAACAGCAAAAACTTATTCGTGGTATGCCTGACAATCTACTTAGTTTCTCGGTTTATGAGCCTGAACAAGAAGATTGGGATAATAAGTTCGGCCCATTTTGGGCAGACAAGATCTTGATAAGCGGATTTGACGCTTACGAGGAAATTTCAGAAAAGGAAGCAATCCGATTTATCAAGGTACATTAAATGTGTCAAGCTGAACAATTCGCTCGCCAACTGCATTATGGACAAACAGATAAAGCTGGAAAGCCATACATTGAGCATCTTGCTTTTGTTGCAGAAAACATTAGCACAAAAAATGAAGAGACAGAAGCAGTAGCTTGGTTGCACGACAGTGTAGAAGATACTCAGTGTTCAATTAATGATATTCGTCATATATTTGGCGATGTTATTGCTGATGCAGTTGAGGCTATTACTAAAAAGCAAGGCGAAAGTTATTTTTGCTACTTGGATAGAGTAAAATCAAATCCTATTGCTAAGGTGGTTAAGTTAGCTGATTTGACTCATAATCTTTGCCTTGAGCGATTGCCCAAGATCACTGAAAAGGATCTTAAACGAGCAGAAAAATACAAATCAGCATTGGAATATCTACAAGCCTAGCCTAAAACGCTAGGCTTTTTTATCGCAATTTTTTACCCCAAACTGACCGTTTGTGAGCCATCACAGGCGGTTTTTTATTATCGGGCGGAAGCCCACCAGCAATGAGAGGAAGCTCAAATGAAATTAAAATTAGACGAAAACGGACATGTAGTAGTTGAAAATGGTATGCCTGTGTATATTCACGATGACGGAAAGGAAATTCCGTTCGATGCACTAAAGGCGACACAGAAAATCACACAACTGAACGCTGAGGCAAAGCAACATCGAGAAGCTAAAGAGAAAGCGGAAGCCGACTTAAAAGCATTCTCAGGGATTGACGATCCGAAAGCTGCACTCGAGGCATTAAAGACGGTTGCCAATTTAGATGCTAAAAAGCTGATTGATGCCGGTGATGCGGAAAAAGTCAAAGCGGAAATCATCAAAGGTTACGATGAGAAATTAGCTGTGGCAACCGCTCAAGCCGAAAAACTGCAACAGCAGTTACACGCTGAATTAATCGGTGGTTCGTTTGCTCGGTCTAAATACGCTCAAGAACACTTGAATATTCCGTCTGATGTCGTACAGGCATTCTTCGGTAAGCATTTTAGTATTTCGGATGACGGCAAAGTGGTAGCTAAATTTGCTGACGGGGGCGAAATCTTTAGTCGCACCCGCCCGGGCGAAAAAGCAGATTTTGAAGAGGCATTAGAAGCTTTAGTAAGTGCTTATCCAAATAAAGACGCTATTTTAAAACCAAGTGGTTCAAGTGGGGCAGGAGCAGGTGGCGGATCACGCAGTTCATCTATGCCGAAAACATTATCGGACTGCAAAACAGATGAAGAGCGTATCGCTTATCTTCAAGCAAATTCGTAAGGTGCAAGAGGTTGCACCTTTTTTATTTTCGGTGCAATCGCACCACTTTTTAGAGGAAAATCAAAATGGCATTTGACCTACAGGTTTTTAACAAACAAACGCAATTAGCCTTGACCGAAACTGTCGATCAGGCTATTGAAAAATTCAATGCAGCATCAGGCGGTGCAATCATTTTACAGAACAAGCCAGCTGAAGGTGATTTTGATATCCGTGCTAGCTTTAAAGGTATTGCCGGTTTAGTTCGCCGCCGTAATGTGTACGGTACAGGTACGGTAGATGCAAAACGTTTAGAGCAATTACTGGACGTAGCAGTTAAAGTGGCGGCAGGTACAGCACCGATTGAATACCAGCCGAGTCAATATAAATGGATTTTATTAAATCCTGAATTGGCGGCGATTGAAATCGGCACACAACTTGCCAAAGCCCGTGTTGCTGATATGCTCAATACGGCTATTGCCGGCACGGTTGCTGCAATTAGTGGCAATACAGCAATGACACTTGATGAAAAGACCGCCGCTCCGACATTCCGCATTTTAAACAAAGGTGCAGCGAAAATGGGTGATCGTGCCGGTTCGCTTAAAGCGTGGGTGTTGCACTCCACAACCTTACACGGCTTATACGATAATGCCTTAACCAATGCGGAAAACTTATTCAAGTACGAAAACGTGAACGTAATTCGTGACCCGTTTGGGCGTGTATTTGTCGTCACAGACAGCCCGGCTTTAATGGCTTCAGACGGTACATTTAACACCTTAGGCTTGGTTGAAAATGCGGTGGTAGTTTCCGGCAACAATGACTTTGACAGCGTGTTAGTGCCGAAAACCGGCGGAGAAAACCTTTCAGCAGTTTACCAAGCTGAATGGACCTATAACTTAGGAATCCTAGGTTATAAATGGGATATGACCGCTGGTGGTAAATCACCGAACGATACCGCCCTAGGCACACCGACGAACTGGGATAAATCGGTTACCTCCAACAAAGACACCGCCGGTGTATTGGTAAAAACGAAGTAATTTTTAACCGCTTGTAGATAAGGTTTACAAGCGGTTGTTTTTTTATCTGGAGTTTGCAAATGAAACGAATACTTTATTTTACAACGGATTTTTCGGCAAAAAACATTGCCTTTGCCAAAGCTCACGGTGTATTAATGCGGAATCTGAACGCTTACCACCCATCAGACACCTTAGAAAATGCAGATGCAGTGTGCGGTAACGTACCTCAAGCTTATCAACATTTACCGTTGTTTGAATTGCCTGAGTCTAACCAAAAATCAGGTCAAGATTTGAAAACCTTAAAAACCGAAGAAATTAAGGAAAAACTGACTGAATTAGGTATTGCTTTTGAGGCGAATGCCAAAAAAGAAACATTACTAACCTTACTCACTCAGGCGGTGGGACGTGACGGAACAAACGATGCTAAATAGTTATATGACGGTTGAGCAAGCCAACGCCTATCACGACATCAGAATGAGCCGTGAGGCGTGGAATGCGTTAAGCGATCAAGAAAAACAGCAACGATTGGTGTCAGCGTCTGATTTTCTGGATTTCAATTATCGTTTTTCAGGCGAAAAAGCAGATCTTACTCAAGAGCGTGAATTTCCACGCAAGGGTTTTGAAGCTATCGGTATTCCTAAAGCCGTGCAATTTGCGGTATGTGAGTTGGCATTGCAAGATAACTTGACCGCAAATCAAGAAGCTCAAATGAGTAGCGTAAGAGTTGGCCCGGTTTCAGTTAATTATGATAACAGTTCACCGCAAAACAGCGTGAATCGGTTTGAGTATGTGAGGCAGTTGCTTTCCACTTGGTTAGATCGATCTTCTTTCGGCACGGTTAAGTTGGAGCGTAGTTGATGGCGGATTTTTACGGCAATTTAGGGAAAATCTCCCATTCTTTGATTAAGCAATTCGGGCAGCCTTGTAGTGTAACAATTAACGAACAAGGCAGATACAACCCTGCAACCGGTGAGCGGAAAAAAGGTAGCTCAACGGTTCACGCAGGCTATTGTCTGTTTGATAATTTGGCGTTTGATTTCCGCAATCAGCAATCTGTCAGCGTTCAACAAGGCGATGTGATGATTTATCTCACTGCCGATTGCAAACCGGTATTAAATGCTGTGATTGAAGCAAACGGCGAAAAATGGTCGGTCATCAACGTCCAGCCTATACGCCCAGCAGCTACCACGATGATTTATCAAGTACAAGGGAGAAAAGCCGATGGGTAGTTTTCACGCTCAAATCGCCCGTTTTGTGGAACAAACGCAACAAAAAGCGGATAGGGCGTTAAGGGTAATTGCCCTGCAAACCTTAAGTGGGGTGCAGAAGAAATCGCCTGTCGATACCGGACAACTTCGGCGTAGCTGGACGGTGGCATTAAATGGTTTCCCGAGCAGTTATAACGGCAGTCAAACCGTGCTGAATAGTGCTAAATTCGGCGATATGATTGTGATTGCTACCAATAAACCTTATGCACCAATGCTCGAATATGGGCTTTACCCGAACCCACCAAAAAAACCGACCGGCAAGACCAAAAACGGTTATTCAATACAAGCACCTAATGGAATGGTGCGAATTACCGTGCAGGAAATGCAAGCCTTTATCCGCAATAATCCACAATTAGGAGTAAGCTGATGCGACCGATTATCCGCTCGGTATTAGAGCAACATCTTGCCGAACTCAATCCGTTTAATACGGTTTGGGAGGGCATCATCGACAGCCCGAAACTGCCGTATCAAACCGTATCAATGACGACTTCAACCAACGAAACCGCCACGATTGGTAATACGCCGAAAGCCAAACAGAGCGGTTTTTTGCAGGTCACGCTTTACTATCCGCTAGATCAGGGGACAAAGGCGATTGAGGAACGAGCCGATGAGATCTTCCGCCACTTTTTCGGGCAGGTCTGGATTGAGGAAAATGTGCAAATTCTGGTGCAACAGCCACCGCTTGTAGCCTCACTTTATCGACTGGATAACAGCATTGCCTTACCCATCACCATCTATTTTACCGCTTATGAACTATAGGAGAACCCAATGTCTATTCTAGGCAATTCACAAGGCACAAAACGTACGGTCGTTTTTGCCAAAGAGAGTTCTTTCGGCACGAAAGCTGCTCCGACAGGCGCAAAAATTATGCCTCGTGTTGAAACCTCACTCAATACCAATTTTGAAAGTTATCAATCGGAAGAGATCAGAGATGATTTACAACGCTCCGCCTCTGTGATCGGCTTTGAAAAGGTCGAAGGCGATATTAAAGGCGAACTAGCCGCCGGACAATGGGCGGCATTTTTTGCGGCTGCATTACGTGGTTCATTTACCGCTCAGGCGAAAAAGCCGATTATTACCAAAACCACAGACGGCACCGGCGAGAAAAACGGTAAAATTTTGATTGTGCCGAAAACCAGCCACACCTCCGACAGTTTCACGCTGGAAGATGTCTTCAAAGACATCAACGTCAGCCGCCAGTATTTGGGATGTCGTGTATCGAAACTCAGCCTTGATGTGCAACCAAACGGTATTGCCTCGATTACAGTCTCATTTTTAGGGCAACGAGGCGAAGAAAGTACAACAGCCTATTTTACCAATCCCACCGATTTAACCCAATCCGGCAAGCTGGCAGGGGTAAAAGGCTCATTGCAGGTCAATAAACGCCCAGTCGGGTTAGTGACGGCCTTTAAACTGGACATTGATTTAGGGGCAAGCAGTGAGCCGGTATTAGGGGCAAAATACGCCCCTGATGTCTTTATCGGTACAGTGGCAGTGAGCGGATCGTTTACGATGTACTTCCAAGACAAGACGATGATTGATGCGGTGCGTAACGGCACAGATTTATCCCTTGCTTTGCGGATGGATGCCGAAGAGCGTACCAATACCGACTATTTAACCATTATCTTACCGGGTGTCAAAGTGACCTCAAACGAGTTGGACGATGGGGCGAAAAACATTATGCAGACACTCAATTTTGACGCATTCCCTGCGGTATGGGATTCAGCAAGCCAAATCGACAACGTGCTAAAAGTCGCCACCACAATGATTGTGCAAGACAGCCTCGCTTAATCGAAATTTTGCAAAAAAATAACCGTATCTAACCGCTTGCCCTCAAACAAGCGGTCTTTTTTATCCCCAATTTACAAAAGGAAACCCAAATGAATTTAAACGCATTAAGTAAAGAAAAACAGTTAGCCGAACACCGTTTTGAGCTGGTTCACCCTGTTAGTGGCGAACCGCTCGGCGTGTTTATGAGCGTCGTGAGTGCTAAGAGTGATAAGGCTCAACGCTTTGCCGAAAAACAATTACGCCAAGAACAGATGAGAGAGCTGGAAAATGCCAAATCCCGCAAGCCGAAATTCAAAGGCTTAGGCGATATGATTGCCGAAAGTCGTGCAATGGCGATTGACCGCTTAACCGGCTGGGAGAATGTCGAATGGAACGAAAAACCGTTGGAGTTTTCCGACCAGAATGCGGAGCTACTTTTAACCGAATGTGATTGGATTGTGGAGCAAATCTTTGAGCATTCGAACGATCTGGGAAAGTTCTTGAAGAGCTAATTGATGATTTACAGGTGTATGCAGAGAAAACGTTTAAGTTGGATAAAAAACTTAAAGGCAGCGAAAGTACCTTGCGAGAGCATTTGCAGGCAATCGAAATGCAAACTGGCATTACACCAGAAGAATTGCATAACCCTGAACCCAGTCCAGCGGTGGCCTATCTGCTGGGCTGGTTCTTCGAGTTGGCAATGAGCCGACAATCGGGTATGAGCTTAAACCCAATTAGCTACACTGAAATTGATGCGTGGAGCAGGCTTTTTGCTCGTCATCTCGAACAATGGGAGATCAGCGTAATTAAGCAGCTTGATATGATTTACTTGAACGTACAACAAACGGAGTAGTATGGATACTTTCAACTTTCAGCCCAATTGGGGGCTTAACGTACAGAGAAAGCCAGAAGTGATGAAAATCGCCTTTGGTGACGGTTACGAACAAGTCGCCCCTAAAGGGTTAAACCATAATCTCCGCACTTATTCCGCTGTTTTCACCGGCACAGAAGCACGGATTAAACAGATTGAGGCATTTTTTGAACGACAAGGCGGCTATAAGGCTTTTCTTTGGACACCTTACGGCGGGAAAGAGGGGAAATTCCGCTGTGAAGAGTGGGAGGTAAGCATAAGCAGCGGGAAATGGACGCTGTCGGCGACGATAAGAGAAGTGTTGTAGTTTTTTCTGATTTTGTGAACTGGTTCACACTCTGTGGGTTGGATATAGGTTAGAATTTAAGTCTAATTTGCTTAACGGAGTCTTTTATGAAAAAAATTTTTGTTTCAGCCTTATTGCTCACTTGCTCGTTATCTGCACTTGGAAATTCCTCGTATGAGTTGATTATTGACTCAATGCAAGATCTTGAAAAGCATAAACCCGAAATTCTATCTATACCAGAAGCGGATAGAAATACTTTTATTCGTTATATGATGCGAAAAGAACTGCGGATAAAGTTAAATCAAGGCAGATTAGCGGATGGTCTAACTGTGAGAGAAGCTATTCAAAATCAACAGGCATTTGAAAAAGATAGAAATAGCAAAATGCAGCAGGAGAAGCAAAAAAAAGAAACAGAGAAAGCAGAAAAAGAAAAAGCTGTTACGGATTTTAACCAAAAATTTGAGCTATCCATTACAGGGGCGAGAAAGGCAAAAAATGCACTAAATCAAGATATTTTGCTTGTTTCATTAAGTCTAAAAAATAACTCAGATAAGCCAATTATCGCTGTACAACCGGATATTCAATTTGTACTGGGTGAAGATAAACAAACTATTTCATCCATGCGTCCAAAAAAATTTGAAAACGGCATTCCGCCTAATGGCTCAGAGATTTTTGAGTTTGGGTTTGATTTAGATGATATGTTTGCTTTGAAAGCAGAAAAAAATATAGAGAAATTGAGGGCAGTCTTCCAAACAGCAGAAGTTCTTTTTGCTGATGGAACAACTGAAAAACTTCAATAGTAATTGGTAAATCTTCATTGGCCGCTTGTAGAAATACAGGCGGTTTTTTTATTGGAGCAAGCTATGGCAGATTTAGCAACACTGGCGATTAAAATCGAAACAGAAGGCGCAAGCCGAGCAAGTGCAGATCTAAGTAAGGTCGAGCAATCTGCAAAGAACACAGAGAAAGCCGCAGATAATCTGACGCGCGCAATGGGAAATTTGAAGCGGATTTTAGCGATTGCAGGGCTGGCTGGTGGGTTATCCGCTTACCTAGATATGGCTGAAAGAATGCAGTCGTTAAACGCACAGCTTAAATTTGTTACTAACTCTCAATACGAATTCAATAGCGCACAAAAAGAGCTTTTTGCGATTGCGCAGAATACGCGCGCTAGTTTGGAAAGCACCACGCAACTTTATATTAAATCTTCTCAGGCACTGAAAGATTACGGCTACGCGCAAAAGGATATTCTCACATTTACCGAAACCATTAACAAAGCAATGGCAGTTGGCGGGGTTAAGCCACAAGAGCAAGCTAGTGCTTTACTCCAATTATCACAGGCATTAGGTTCAGGGAAACTGCAAGGAGATGAATTCCGTTCAATTTCAGAAGCTGCACCGATTATTTTAGATACGCTTGCCGAGTATATGGGTAAAAGTCGCGATGAAGTAAGAAAACTCGCATCCGAGGGTAAGCTCACCGCAGACTTACTGTTCAATGCGTTTAACGGTTCAAGCGCTAAAATTACCGAAAAATTTAATCAAATGCCGCTAACATTTGGCGGTGCAATGCAGCAGTTGCAGAATGCCACATTGAAATTTATCGGTGACCTAGATAGTGCAAATGGCTTGAGTGGAATGTTAGCTCAAGCCATTAGTTTTTTAGCACAGAATTTTGATGTGTTAGGCAAGGCTTTGATTTATGCAACCGGTGCTTATATTGCGTTTAATGCAGTTGCCTTTGCTCAGAATTTTGCAAAAGCAACCGGTGGTGTCGGTTTATTAAGTAGTGCATTTGGTTATTTGACTACGATGATCCGAGGTGCAACTGTTGCAATGATGGCTAATCCTATCGAGCTTTTAACAACTGCAATTATTGGGGCTGCTTTTGTATTTGATGCTTTTATCAGTGATATAGAGGTAGGTGCAGCAACCTTTGATGCGACTTGGGGAGATGTTGCGACAGCTGTGTGGGATGATTTTAAAGATTTAACTTCAGATGCGGCAGATTGGTTAGTCACTCAATGGGATAAAGCAACCGCCAGTGCAGCGAGTTCGTTCAGTTCCTTAGGTGTTGATATTGGCTCAGTATGGGAGACGGTGCAATCCATTACGAAAACATTGATCAATAGTATTATTGGTCTGTTTGTTGGAGCTTATCAAGCCATCGTGCTTGCTTGGAATAATTTTCCTGCCACAATGGAAAACTTGGGTGTGATGGCGGTAAATGCTCTTGTCGATTTGGTTCAAAAAGGCATCAATAGCATTATTCAGCTTATCAAATTACCGATTGAGCTTTTAAACAGAGCCTCATCTACTTTTGGTGGAGGAAATCTGATTGATACATCAGGTTGGAAGGCAAGCTTAGATGATTTTAAACTAAAGGCAAGCCGCGAGGCAGAAGTTGTTGGTCAATCAATTAGCCAAGCATTTGCGGATAGTATCACCACAGATTACATAGGCAATGCAGTTAATTCAGTGAGTGACTATATTGATGGAGCGGCAGTTCGTGGGCGCTTAAAACGTCAATTAGATGAAACCGCCTCTGACGATCAAGGTACGCAGTCACCAGCTAAAAAAACATTAGCTGGAAATAATAACTCTGCTAGTGACTGGAAAAACTACCTCAATGAACTTGAACGAGCCAATGCCGATGGATTAGCCCGTATTGCACTTGAGCAAGATCGCTCAATGCGTGAAATGTTGGAAAAGGCGAAGAAAGCCGGTGCAAGTCACGCTGAAATTGAAAAAGCCAAAATGCTGATTACAGAACGTTATGCTAAAGAGCGAATGGAAATTGCCGAGAAGTATGTGCCGAGTCTGAAGTTTGAGGAAGAACTCAAAGATCAGATTAAGGAAATTGATGAACTGCAAAAGTTAAACCTGATTACCACCGAGCAAGCAGGTCTTGCGAAAGAGGCGTTAGCAGGCAAATATCAGCCGGTAGTTGAAATCCAACAGCAATACATCAATCAACTGAGAGAGATTGAAGCATTAAAACAAGCCGGTGTATTAAGCAAACCTCAAGCAGAAGTAGCGGCCGAAAAAGCCAAATGGGACGCCGGCACACAAAAAGCCAAAATCGCAGGTAAAAACGCCGTTAGCCCTTATGAAAAATGGAAATCGGAATTTGACCCAATGCAGGCAATTCAAAATGAGCAAGCCTCAAAGTTGGCAGAAGTGCAATCGATGTACGATCAGCATTTGATCCAATATGAGGATTTTATCAACGCTAAAGCACAAATTGATGCTAAGGCGACTGCTGATACTCATCAACTGTTTATGAACAGTATTAGTGGGTTTGGTTCGGCGATAGATACGATGTTAGGCGTGATGAAAAACGCAGGGCAAGAGCAATCAGGTATTTACCGCACGATGTTTGCGATGTCGAAAGCGTTTGCTATTGCGGAATCAATTCTGAACTTGAATCGTGCAATTACTCAAGCAATGAGCGATCAAACAGCTATTACACCGGCTCAAAAATTTGCAAATATGGCGGCTATTGCTAGTGCCGGGGCGAGCTTGATTTCTAATATCCAGTCAGTCTCATTAGGCGGTATGGCTCACAGCGGTATTGACAATGTGCCGAAAGAAGGCACTTGGTTGCTGGATAAAGGTGAGCGTGTAGTGGATAGTCGTACTAACCAAGACTTAAAAACCTTTTTATCCAATGCTAATCGTGGCGGTGCAAGTGGTCAAAGATCGGCGATAAATGTCAAAATTATTAATAACGGGCAACCCGTAGAGGCGAAAGTCAGCAGTGAAGAGACTGTAGATGGCAATATCCAAATGACGGTGGAACTGCTGAAGAAAATGGATCAAATCGCCGATCAACGCTACCGTAGAAATCAGTTAAATGATTTAAGAACAGGTGGAACATTATCTAAATAGGTGAAGTATGCCAATTAGTATTTCTAACCAAATGAAACTAGATCTTGCCAAACTTGAGCAAAATGCAATGCTGGACTTGTACGAGGTTGATTTGCGCAATCTCAAAGATAAAAGTGGTAATGCTGGCAGAGTTTACCGCTTTTATTCTGGGCTAAATGAACTCAAAACAAGTATCGTCTGGCAAGGGCGGACTTACGATCCGTATCCTATTGAGGCAAGTGGATTTGAACGAAACAGTAGCGGCCCGAGCAATCGCCCGACTCTCACGCTATCAAATCTGTTTGGTTTAATTACCAGTATTGCGAATCAGTTTGACGAATGTATCGGTGCGATTGTCCGCCGGCATCAGGTTTATGCTCAATATTTAGATGCCGTGAATTTTGCCGGGGGTAATGCGAAAGCTGATCCAAATCAGGAAATAATCAGTCATTTTGTGATTGAGCAGCTTACCAGCCTCACCCGAGAAACGGCGACCTTTACGCTGGCATTACCGATTGAAACCGATAATGCCAAGATCCCCAGCAGAATTATTATGGCGGACACCTGCACTTGGATTTACCGCTCGGCGGAATGTGGCTACACCGGCAAGCA